GGTCCCGCAGATCACCAGCCCCGCGAGTGGCTGGGCGGTCGGGTCGCTCCAGGATCACATGGGCTTGCCGACTGTGGGTCAGGTGGGAAGCGGTAATACGGTGACGCACTCGTCGTTGTTTATGCGGGCCTACAACTTGATTTGGTCGGAATGGTTCCGCGACGAAAATCTGCAAGACCGACCGTTCCTGACGCGTGGGGATGGTCCGGATTCGCCGGGTAACTTCACGCTGTTGAAACGTGGCAAGCGCCACGACTATTTCACTTCGGCATTGCCCTGGCCTCAAAAGGGCGAGTCCGTTTCGCTTCCCTTGGGCTCGTCGGCACCTGTCCGAATCGACTACAACGCTTTCCAAGGCACGGGCTACATGGGCGCGTTTAAGCCGGATGGCCAACCTGGCAACGCGGGCGCTCTGACTATCGCGTCTTCTCCAGGTGGCGGCCTGAAGGACGCCGGCGGTAACGATGTGGCGATCGACGGTTGGCCTGGGTACCCGAGTGGCGACCCGATCATGATTGCCGATCTGAGCGCGGCAACGGCGGCCACCATCAACCAGCTACGTCAATCCTTTGCGGTGCAAAAGCTTCTTGAGCGCGATGCGCGAGGCGGCACGCGCTACACGGAAATCATCAAGGCGCACTTTGGGGTAACAAGCCCCGATGCACGCCTCCAACGGCCCGAATATCTGGGTGGCGGCAGCTCTCCCATCATGCTGAACCCGGTGGCTCAAACGTCCGCGACGGATACGGCCACCACGCCGCTTGGGACTTTGGCGGCGATGGGAACAACGCTCGCTAACGGGCACGGCTTTACTCAGTCGTTTACTGAGCACGGGATGATTATTGGTCTTCTTTCGGTTCGCGCCGATCTGACGTATCAGCAAGGTCTGCGCAAAATGTGGAGTCGGAAAACTCGCTATGACTACTATTTCCCTGCGTTCGCAATGCTCGGAGAGCAAGCCATTCTTTCTAAGGAAATTTTTTGCTCGGGTGATTCGGAAGATGAGTCGGCCTTTGGTTATCAAGAGCGATGGGCTGAGTATCGTTACAATCCTTCCAAAATCACTGGGCTCTTCCGTTCGACCTCTGCAGGCACGATTGACAACTGGCATTTGGCGCAACGGTTCGTTAATCGGCCTCTCCTCGTCGACCTGTTCATCCAGGAAAATCCCCCGCTCGAGCGCGTTCTTGCCGTTGGAAGCGAAGCAAACGGCCAGCAACTTATTTGCGACACTTTCTTTACATGTCGCGCGGCTCGACCGCTCCCCGCGTACTCGGTCCCCGGACTGATTGACCACTTCTAGGCTCATCCGATGAGTTTCTTTAAGAAAATCGGGAGCGGCCTAAAAAAGGTCCTCAAATACGTGGCCCCCGTCGCGGGGCTCGCGTCTTTCATCCCCGGCGTCGGCGGCCTCATCGGTAAGGGGGTTTCCGCGTTGAGCGGAATGTTCGGGGGTAATGAACCCGAACAGTTAGGGGGTCCAGGCTTCGATCCGACCGCCAGCGCTTCAAGCGGTTGGTCGTTTCCAAGCTTCGAGGTGCGGGGATCACGCCCTGGCTTTGATTGGCAAAGCGCTATTGGGGCGGTGGCCCCGGGCGCGGCCAACTACGTTGGGCAAAAAGAGGCCAACGAAACAAACATCATGCTGGCGAACCAAGCGCAAGCGTTCTCGGCGCAGCAGGCTCAAAAGCAGATGGATTTTCAGCGTGACAGCGCACAGGCGCAGATGGCATTTCAAGAACGTATGTCGTCAACAGCTCAACAGCGCAATGTCGCGGACCTTAAAGCGGCCGGTCTGAATCCCATGCTTGGTTACTCCCAGGGGGGCGCAAGCTCCCCGGCTGGCGCGAGTACCGGTGGCGCTTCATCGTCGGGCGTTACGGCGACTGTGCAAAATGAAGCCGGACCCGCCATTGCATCGGCGGCGCAAGGCTTTCGGCTCATGTCTGAGATCAAGCAGATGCAAGCGGCGACGGATCAAATTCACGCGCAAACGGAAAAGACCAACGTCGAGCGTCATCTGACGGAGGTCGACATTCTGAAACGGCTGGAGGATGTGCAACAAACTCATGCAAGCACGAAGCAAACACAGCACGCCGTCGAGGCGCTGATTCAGGACATTCAGCTAAAAATCCGGCAAAACGCGCGCGAAACTCAAACGTTTGAGGCAGACGTTTCGCAGCGGAAATCGGACTCGGAAATTCGCCGGCTCATGCTTCCTGAAGCATTCAACAAAGCAACCTACGAAAAACTCTTGGAGGGCAACCTTTCGAATCTTCGCTATGGCGCGAAGGATCTTGGGGAGGCAACCCCGGACATTCTCAAAACCATCGTCAACAAACGGATGAAACAATCCAAATGAAACCTCTTGCTCGCTTCCGTACTGCCTACAACTACGACACTCAATCCGCTTCTCTTGCAAGCGGTGTTATCTGCGTCGGTCCATCTAAGACGCAACAACAGTTTCTTGAGGAAACTGATATCAACACCATTGCTAAAAACTTCGGCCTTACTGGCCTTCTACCTATGTCAGCCCGTCAACCCCGTTACGAAGACTTCTCGTTAGTAACGGACTACAAGACGGCTATGGACGCACTGCGTTCCGCTGAACACAACTTCATGCAACTGCCTTCTGGCATTCGGGAGTTCTTCCAGAACGACCCTCAACAACTTCTCGACTTTGTGGAGAATCCCAAAAACGCCGCGAAGGGCGAGGAAATTGGGCTCTGGAAGCTTTTCAAGCCTTCCGAGACCCCTACACCATCGCCCGCGGCTAAAAGCGCTTCAAGCGCTTCCTAACGCCTCCTAGAGGCATATGCAGAGTTATCCACATATCCACAGGCTTGGCCATCCGGCCAAAGAGCCTGTGGGGATGTGGGTAACTCGTCAAAATCGGGAAAACTCAACAATCTCTCCCTTTTCTCTTTACAACCTTCCCGAAACCGTGCTATCTGAATATCTTGATGTAGATAGCACCAGTGACACCAAGCCTTCTTGGTTCACTTTCTCAACCCCCTAACTTAAGGAAAATCAATGAGTTACCGGCGCAGCGCAGTAAACAAGCAACGTTCCGCCCGCAAATTCCGGCACAACGTGCAGCACACCAAAGCGGCCAACCTTCGTGGCCCGATGCGGGGCGGCTGGCGGCTGTAATGCCATGTTTCCACCCTCTTCACGGCTACACGAGTCCGGACGGTGGATTCTTTTTCAGAGCGACGAAAACCGCTGACGCGGAGTTAACAATTCCATGCGGACATTGCATCGGCTGCCGGGTACGGCGATCGCGCGAATGGACCTTGAGGATTCTTCACGAGGCATCCCAGAGCACGCCGAATCATTTCGTGACGCTTACCTATCAGGATGCGCCAATCTCCCTGCAATACCGGGATTTTCAACTCTTCATGAAGCGCTTACGGAAGTCGCATGGCTCCGTGCGCTTCTTCTGCGTCGGGGAGTACGGTGAGCAATTCTCGCGACCGCACTTTCACGCTATCTTGTTCGGTCTGCACTTGTCCGATCTTCAGCCCCTGTCGGCGCTCAACGATCAAAAGCGGTTGTTCAAATCCGCGACCCTCGAAAAACTGTGGGGTCATGGTCTCGTCACCGTTGGACCCGTCAACCTTCAAACCGCAGGCTATTGCGCACGCTACATCCTGAAAAAACGGACTGGACCCGATGCGGACCTTCACTATCGCGTTTGCGACGCGGACGGCGTTATCCATCCTGTGTTGCCTGAATTTATCCGGATGTCTCTGCGTCCTGGCCTCGGTGCAACTTGGCTCGAAAAGTTCGACCGAGATGCCTATTCCGGGGACTACATCGTCCACAACGGACGGAAATACCCCGTCCCCTCCTACTATGACCGACGAAAGGAAAAAACCGACCCCGACGAAATCGCAGCCGTTAAAGAGCAAAGAGCGGAAACCGCTCTTCGATTCCAAACTGATAACCATTTCAAACGCCTAGCCGTGCGCGAAGAAGTCGCCAAGGCTAGAACTCGAACCTTAAAACGGACATACGAACAACAATGAATCTTCTAATCGTTTCGGTGCGCGACGGCGCATCTGGCGCTTTCGGGCGCCCTTTTTTCGTCACGGCTCGCGGCCAGGCCATCCGCTCGTTTCAAGACGAAGTAAACCGCGCAGCTCCAGACAACGATCTGCATAAGCATCCCGAGGACTTCGATCTGTACTGCCTCGGGGCATTTGACGACAACGAGGGCCGCATTGTCGGCACTCCTCCCGAACTTCTCTTGCGCGGTAAAGACGCGCTGCAACCTCGGAGCTAAGCCATGCACAGAAACAAATCCGTCGACGTCCATCGCTTTTCGATGATTCCGCGGGCCGATATCCCGCGGTCTTCGTTTCTGATCGAG